GAATCAGCGTCACGGACAATCACCGTGGTGTTCGGGAGGAAGAAATCCTCGAAACGCCAAAACATGTTCGAAGCCTTCAACTCCGTACCGGGGTGGTGGATCACCTGGACGTTCGGCTGCTCACGCAACCACTGGAGAATGTTTTCCGGGACCGTGTCGTTGTGGTGCACGCGGACGATCCAGCCGTCATAAAGCGTGCGGGCTAAGATGACATTTTCGACGATCCCGTAGGTGTACACTTTGTTCGAGCCCCAGAGTGAATATGAAATGAACATGGTCTCTTTCTTTGCTTGTCAATCCATTTAAAACTTTAAATTGTTCAGATATCAATGGGCCCCGCGTTCCGACCATCACCATCATGTGCACTAGGCAACTTAAGCCTGTGCATCGCCACCCACTTCTTGAACACCGATGGGAAGGGCACACTCCACCCGGACGTGTACGCGTACGGCCGTGACAAGATGTTCGTTTTCAAACGCGTGTCCGATGAAGACCCTGTGGAAGATCACGGATGGTTGAACTCCTTCATACATCTCAAATATCCCCACATAGGCGAAGTCATGCGATCGCTCATGCAACCTTCGGAAGAAATGCAAAGAAAGATCGACGATGCTTGGGCCAAGGTATCCCACTGTGTGTGTGGTTTCCACATTCGCCGAGGGACCTACGCCGAGGACAGTGCCAGGTTCGCATTCAATCCCACCGCCTCCGATGAGGCCGTGGATGCCATGATTAAGAAAGCTTTGGAATTGGATGAGCCAGTGTTCATCATGAGCGATTCCATAACGACGAAAAAATATTTTTTATCAAAAGTCCCAAAGGCCGTCGGCCTCGATCACGACATTGGTTTCACCGCGTGTGAACATTCACAGAACGTGGAAGGCTTAGTTGATGAAAAGTTGGAAAGTAAAATGAACAGTGTGTTGGAGTGGTTCACCATGTCCAAGATGCCGCAGGTGTACACCACCATGGGTGGTGTGGTCGGGAGGAACGTCCCGAAAGGCACGAAAGAAGGTGTGTCTTCGACGTTCGGATATTCCGCGGCTATGTACGGAGGGAAGATCCCATACTACGTGTTCAACGACGGATACATATTTTACCCAGACGGGAAGGAACAATCCCCGCGACTGGCGTGGTCCGACACCGAGACGTTCAAGTACATCTTCCTCCAGGAACCATCGAAGGATGCCATCACACACTGCCGGAACCACTTCGGGATGTGGAAAGTCGTGGTCGATCAAGCCGCGTGCGAACGCGCGGGGATCCTCGACTGGGCCCGGACCCGGATGAACGTTGAGTTCATCGACCCTTCCAAGCCTCTGCGCGCGATGGAAGTCGTGGAATATAAAGATTTAGTGGCTAATTTGAAATAATAATGAAGATCACGCTCATCGGTGCCGGCAAAGTTGGCCTCGCCTATGCAGTCTTTCTCTCTTCCAAAGGCCACGAGGTCACGGCCGTCGATAAGAACGAAGACTACGTGCGACAGCTCCAAGAAGGCACGTTCGAGTGCCCGGAACCAGGTGTGCAGGAAGGATTGCATCTCGTCAAAGAGTACACGACCGAGGACCACGGAGAGAGTGATCTGTGCGTGGTCCTGGTGGACACCCCAACGTGCTACGCCGGATACGACCACGGAAACCTCGAACGTGTGCTTCGAGATGTATCAGGAAAACACCGACGAGTGTTAGTGTCTTGCACGACCCAACCCGGGTTCATGCAGCAGTGGCCCAACGCGCACTACAGCCCACTCTTCATCCAACTGGGGAATATTCTCAACCATCAGATGACAACCAAGAGTGTTCTCGTGGGGGGTGCCCGCGACGACGTTTTGGATTCCTTCTTCAAGCAAAATCACGGCGACGACGTGCGATTGCACTACATGTCTTTGACCGCGGCTGAGGTGGCGAAGCTTTCTTTGAACTGCATCATCACCACGAAGATTTCTTTCGCGAACATGATCGACGAAGCCATGTGGAGGAGTGGGCACGCCGACGAATCTGAAAAAGTTTTAGCCTTCGTCGGGGATGACCCACGGGTGGGAGACAAGTGCCTCAAACCCGGGTGGGGTTACGGTGGTCCGTGCTTCCCACGAGATAACCGAGCCTTGTGCACGTTCCTTCGGGAATGGGGAGCCTCGGACTACATCCCGGTGGCCACCCACGAGACGAACGAACGCCACGCCGTGGTCATGGCCATGAAGAAATCCGTCGGTGACGAGGAGTTTGAGGATTTGAACTACAAACCAAACTGCCCAGTCAGATGTGAGGAAGAATCGCACAAGGCGAAGACCAAGAACATTAGGAAATTAAAGTTTTTGCGCAAGATGTAATTAACACACCGACATGGATCTCATCAAACAACGCCTCGAACTCGGAAAGGAAAAGTATGGACACGGTGTGACTGTCCGCATGGACACCACCACGTGGGGCACACCCAAGAATTCATGGATGCACATGGCCTTGGAAGAATTCCTCGACGCCGCCGTGTACATCGCCGCGGACTACATTCGAACCAAAGGCGAGGAGGCTGAAGAAGGCAAGGATGACAACGAGGCCATCGTGAAAATCATAGAAGAAGTGCAGTCCATGGAAGACGGTGTGCACAAGAAGATGATGATCAACACCCTCAACGGCATCTTCACCATGGCGGGTTTTTACACGAACAAATTCTTGGGTGAGTACGCCCGGAACGATTTCTCGGATAACGGCGAAGACGGCGTTCTCGAGGAATTGTTGAAACGCTTGGAGATCACCGAAGGGTGGGTGTGTGAACTCGGGGCGTGGGATGGGAAAACTTCTTCGAACACCTTCCGCCTCGTCAAGGACTGTGGGTTCAAGGCGGTGTACATCGAGGGTGACGACGAAAAGTTTGTCAAACTTACCGAAACAGCCGAGGAGTTCCCGGAACAAATCGTCGCTCTTCACGAAACCGTGGACGACCTCGATAAAGTTTTGAAAACCACCGACATCCCAGAGGACTTTGATGTGTTATCGATCGACATCGACAGCTCGGACTATCAACTATGGAAAACATTCAACCAATACAGACCGAAGATTGTCGTCATCGAGATCGACTCCACAGTGCGCACGCACGTAACCGATCACATCTACGAAGAAGGAAAGTGCCAGGGCACGTCGTTCAGGCCTATGTTCGAACTCGGAAAGGCCAAGGGATACAAGTTCCTAATGCACACTGGGAACATGATCTTCGTCAGAGAAGATTTGTTCGAAAAAACTGGGATCACGTACGATCACGAACTCGAAAACTTCAGCACCAGGTGGGGTGCGTATTAAATTTTATATCTCAGTGTAATATAAAAAATGTCATCATACGCAAACAGCGGCCGCATTGCCCGCATCGCGAACAGGATCTCCTCTGGCAAGGTCAACATCGAAATGCCATTCTTCCCGTCGGTGATGAGCATCATGCTCTTGGCCGTTGGTTACATGATCGTGAGCGCCGTCGGCATCTCTGTTTTCGACAAGTGCTCGAATGAAGACGTCAAGAACAGCCGGATGTACATGAACATCCGAAGGTACTTGACGCACACCTTAACCATCGCCTTGACCATCCCGGCTACCCTCTTGGCGACATCCCTCGTGAGAAATGACACCGCCTTCTTCTTCATAATCTACGGCCTCATGGGCTTCATCGGTGGCGCCATGGCCTTGGACTTGTCCACGAAGTGCCCGAGTGAAAACAAACAAACCACACAAATGTGGACCGGCATCGGCATGGGCATCTACCTCATGTTCCTTTTCTTCGGGTTTTTCGGTGTGAACAGCAGAAGGTTTTAATTATTTCTCGTCTTCCGTTCTCGTGAGTTCGTGGTTGAGTAAGTGCAACTGGAACACCAAAGCCACCGCGCTGTAGGCTGCGGAGTAGTTCGCACCCTTCCTGTACTGGTAGGTCAGCCACAACAGGTTGGCGGAGATCCCCATCAGGAGGTAACGCACGGGACGTTTGACGTCGTCGATGTGTAACAGTGTGTCGTACATCTGCAACAGACCGATGAACACAGCGGACGTGGCGATCAACGCGTCGACTTGCATTTTATATATTGTATAGTAAATATATAAAATGGAAGCCATCATCAAGCAGTTCATCATCCCGAGCAAACAAGAAAAATCTATCATCCAGGCGGTGAACGAAATCGAAAACCGTTACGTCAAGGACGGCCTCACCAAGGAAGACATCCCGGGCATCTTGTCCATCTTGATGTCTCAAGCGGCTGCGATCAAGTCTATGCCAGGCAAGGACAAGAAAAAGCTCGTCATCGATATCCTCTACCACCTCATCGAAAAGATTGACAAGGGTGAGGAAGACACCGAATTCGAAATCATGCTCAAGTCCATGGTCGGCCCGATGGTGGACGGTTTCGCCGCACTCACAAAGGTGAAGAACATGATGTGCTGCATGAAATAAAGCTAAGGTGGCATTATATTGATAAGTAAGAAATGGGATTTCCTAAACTCGAGGAAATTGTGAAGTATGGCATCTACGGCGTTCGAGAATTACAAAAATTCAAACAAGGACTACAGCCCCCTAAACCTATAAAAATCCTAAACGAATGCGGGAGATGTGAATACGTCTTCTGTGGCCAGGCGTGCGATAACTGCGGGTTCATCATTTGTTCTTCACAATGAGACCCAGCGCCGCTTCAAGGTTGTTGTGTGAACGAACCAACGGCTTGTTCCGCTTCAACTTCAACGCGTCGTTCTTGCTCGTCGCGCTCTTTATATCTTCCATCTTCTTCGTGGAAGACACAATGGGCACCGATGGCATCAACTTGGGTGCGGGTTGCGTCTCTATGGGCTTGGGCTCACCCACGTCCACGTCGTGCCCCGAACGAAACTCCTCGATCGTCATGTCACCCCCGAACACATTCAGGCGATACCTGTCGGGTGCAGCCCGAAGGCCAGAGAAAATCCCGTACATCTTTCTTCGCATCATCGTGATGTTCCCGCAGATGATCCCACCCCGCACGTCCCCGTACCTCGAAAGCGCGAACGCCTTCATGCAGTTCCAGGAACAAAACTTACCACAGACCGTGAACTTATTACGCTTTTCGTCGTACCTATAGGGCAACTCTAAGGCTTTATTTTCGAATGGGTGGCAACACCACCAACACCACATATTCATTTTTTTTAATTTCTTCTTTAATTGTAGTAATGTCCGATCGCGCGGTGGCCTTGGCAGAGGCCGGGTACGATCAAGACTTCATCGATACTAACGTGTTGAATATAGATAACAAAGGCGCGGAGATTGTCCAAGATCTGGTGGTCACCAGCGCCGTCACGGGTGCGTTCGAAAGTGCGGCGGGTGATGTGATTTGGAAACTCGGGGGTAAACAGGCTGCGCAGTACGTGGAGAAAAACTTCATCAGCCAAGCCATGGCGAAGAGGATCATGGCAGCCAATCACTCCAACCTCCTTCAGATAGTCACGAATAGGATCAAAGCCGTACTCGCGGGCGGGGCGAAGAAGGCGGCTACGAAACTCGGGATCAAGGCTGGTAGCAGTGTAGCCGCGAGCATGGCCAGGAGCAGGAGTGCGACCGCTGCGTGTGTGGCCGGTCCGGTTGGATGCGCCGCGGCGACCGTCTACTTCGTCGCAGATTTAGCCTTCACGATTTACAACATCATCTTGGACGTCCGAGATGAAGACGGCCTCTTGGTGGTCTTCCACCGAGACTATGTGGACCAAATCGCCGAGGACTATCACGAAGTCTTGAACGAAGCATTCAAGGAAATCGGTGAAGACGAATACATGGATACCGAAGTTTTGTTCTACCCGGAAAACTTCCTCGTGGACGTGGACCCGGAGACGGGAGAGGTGGCCATGGAAGACAACGAGTGGGTGACGCGTTTCAACCAACTCCAAGACGAGTACTTGGAAAAAGAATACAACATCACCGGTGATTGGCGGTCGTCCCTGTTGGAAACGCAAGATTTAAGTCCACTGTCTTTGGACTACACGGGTGCTCCACTGCAAGCATCCAAAATCATCCTCCCGACATCATCCCTGTTGTCGGTGTGCTGTATGATTATAATAATGTTGCTTTTATTGTAGAGAATGGCCACTGCACCAACCTACGATCAACTCACAAAGGCACAGGAGTACGCCCTGTCCAAACTGTGCACGGAGATCCCCGGAAAGTTCTCCCCAGGGCTCACCAGTTGGGATGAAAAAACCAAAGAATGCAAAATCACACAGAAAGGGTGCCAACCGTCGTCCACCAATCCCATCTCGAGGCCACCGTTCACGTCCTCAGGTAAAGTCATCAATGAGGCGAACGATAAAGACCAAACCTTTGGGTGGTTTTGGAAAAAATTTATGCCCGGTTTCTTCGTCATGAGGACAACCAAAAACAGTGGTGGGCGCAAGGTGTGTGCCCAAGGAAACTTCATGCTCTACCAATGGTGCGAGTATCCGGAATCGAGAAACCTCGAGGGTGCCGACTACATCAGGCAAGCCGGGGTCACCAACGTCCCGAAGTTTGATTACATCATAGAGAATGGAAAAGAACGTTGCACCATTCCCAAGGAGTACTGCGACGCCAAGGGCGTGAGCTACGACGCACAGAAAAAGGATTGTTACGTGAGCGCTTCCCAGAAGGTGGCTGAATTTTTCACGGGATCCGTCTTCTACCGAAGACAACGCGCAGCCTCCGATAAGAGGCTCAAGAAGAACATCAAACTCTTCAAGCGTGATTTTCCAATGAAAGGGGTGAACGTCTACTTCTTCGAGTGGAACGACACCGCGAATGCCATCTACGGGTTCACTGGCCAGGATGTCGGTTTCATCGCCGACGAACTCGATCCCGCGTACGTCAAGGAAGATCACATGGGATATAAATACATCGACATGGACATCGAAGATGAATACATGAGAAAAATTTCAGCATTCCTTCAGATAAAAAATGTTCTCTTACAACAAAGTCAGTGAACATGGGGATCAGGGGAGATGTCGATATCAGTGGAAAAAGTTTCACCAACGCCGCGGGTGGTGTCAGTGGTAAAAGCGTGGCACCCAGATCAGGGTCAGTGTTCGGATGGCTTCGCACGAAGTTTGCCGACACCATCAATTTCGTAAAGACCCGTTTCCCCATCGGCTCACCCAAACAAGGAACCAAAGGTGCGAGTGTTCGGGCTAAGGCTGAGGCGAACAAAGGCAAGCCAGTCGAAGGTGGTGAAGATCTCACCGAGACGGATTTGAAGGACGCCGGTGGCCCAGACCTCGATGCCAATCCGGAAGTGAAACAAAAACTCGACGAAGTGGCGAAAACCCCGGAAGGGAAATCTACCCTCAAAAAGTGGGGCCTTCGAGGTGCGGTCGGTTTGGGCTTCTTGATGTTGATTTACAAAACCCCCAACCCGTTGGAGGCGTTGGAGAATGCGGCCGATGACGCCAAGGAAGGTGTGGAAGGGTTGTCTGAACTTTTGAGCCAGATGTTCGAAGCCTTCAAGTCTGTGTTGCAGTTCATGGTCGACAACTGGATGGTGGGCGCAGGATCGTGCTTGTGTTGCATCCTGCTCATCATCTTCCTCACGGTGATGTCGGCGGCAAAGTAAATTTAAAGAACTTTTGTAAATATTTAAACTAGCGATGAAAATCCTTTCCATCGATGTCGGCATAAAGAACCTAGCGATGTGTCTTCTCGACACGAAGACTTCTCGAATACATAACTGGGACGTGTCCGGGGTGCCACCGGAGCACGAGGACGGCCTCTTCGTGTCCCTCCGGAAACATCTGGACGAACGCCCGTGGACCATCAAATCAGACGTGGTACTCATCGAGAAACAACCCGACCGAAACCGAAAGATGAAGACGGTCGAAAACTTCCTTCATGCCTACTTCGTGATCAAAAGCCCGAATGCGGAGACGATCATCTACGACGCCCGCCACAAAATTCCAGACGTGGCCGGGCCTGGCAGATCCATGTACGCCAAGCGTAAGAAGACATCCATCGAACGTTGCCGAGCATTCATTCACGTCGGGGACGTCAACGCGGATTGGATCGACGTCTTCGACAAATCGAAAAAGAAAGACGACTTGGCGGACACGGTGATGCAAGCCCTGAGCTACGCGCGAAGGCCCGAAGCGGTGAACACCAAGACTACCAAGGCCAAATCCAAAGTGATCAAACCACGGAAGCCCACGGAAAACCAAAAGCGCACGAGGTACAGCAAGTCAAACCTGGCCTACCTTTGGAAGAACAAACTCGAGTGCGAGTGTTTGGAAAACAACAAGCGGTTCATGAAAGATTTGAAAAGATATTTTCGTGATATCGATGACTTTTTAAAAAGTGTTGACCTATGATAAGAGCAAATGAAAAGCCTTCAGGCTTGGACATTCGCCACGAAGTTTCTCGTGAAAAACGCAACCACGAAAGACAAGGCCAAGTTAGGCCGATGGACGAAGAAGGAACTCTTGGATATGGGACCGACATACATAAAACTCGGACAAATCGTCTCGACGAGAGGGGACATCTATCCTTACGAGTTCACGCGTGAGTTAGAGTCTTTGCAGGACAGCGTCCCTGTCGTGGAGTATGATATTGACGTCGACATGTCCGCCTTCTCGTCCTTCGAAAAGGTACCGTTCAAGTCGGCGAGCATAGGCCAGGTGTACAAAGCCACGTTAGCTTCAGACGGAACGCAGGTGATTGTCAAGGCGAGGAGGCCGAACATCTACAACACCATGAAACAAGACACGGATCAGATTAAAAATGTGGTTCATTTTTTGGAGCGTTTGGGTGTGGACACGGGCAATGGGGATGGGTACGTGTTGGAAGAAGCCATCCAAAACTTGTTATCGGAGACGGACTATGTCAAGGAGGTGGAGAATGCAAAGATGTTTAAAAAAAATTTTAAAAAAATCGATTGGGTCCGTGTGCCCACCGTGTATGAAAGCCTGTGCGGGGAAGATGCCATCGTCATGGAGTACGTGCCTTCGAACAAAATCACCGAAGTCACCGACGTCGGGGTGAATAAACAGAAGATATGCCAAGCCTTGATTTCCTCCTACGTGAAACAGACCATGGAGCACGGGTTCTTCCACGCGGACCCACACCCGGGGAACGTCGGGTTCAACGGCAAACAGTTAGTGTTCTACGACTTCGGATTGGTGGTCCCAATATCCACTGAACTCAGGCAGGGCTTCATGGATCTCCTGGTCGCCATCTTGATGCGTGACACGAAAAAGATTGTGGAAATTTTAGTGAAACTCAAAATCATAGTCCCGACTACCACGGACACATCGGAGATCGAAACCTTCTTCGAGTACGTGTTAGGATACATGGAAACCCTGGACGTCACCAACTTTTCGGCGAACGACGAACTGCTGGCCGAACTGGCGAGGAAAAAACCCTTCGTCGTGCCCTCGAGTTTCGTGTACTTGGCCAAGACATTCAGCACAGTGGAAGGACTGTGCCTGAAGCTCGACCCAGAATTCAACTACTTCAACTACCTCGAACCCATCATCAAAAAGCAGGTGTCTTCTTCGGTGAACATAGGGGACATGCTGACGACCACTGCGGAGATGCCCTCGAGGATCAAGGCGATCAGTACGGCTGTTTTGGGTTTGGAGAAATCCAAAGCGGCCATGAAGCGATCGATCGATAAGACGCGGCGGCAAATCAGGTACGCCCAGTACGCCGTGCTGAGCGCGGTGTTGTCGCAGTACTTCGATGACAAGCAACATGTGTCGATGATTTTTATTTTAATTACAGCGTGGTTCACTTTTCAAAAAAGTCGATAGACAAGTCATCCGTCGGCGAATTCTTCTTCGGTTCGAAGAAATCTCGGTGGCGCTGGACGATCTCCTTCGTGCGGCGCTGCTCGTCCATGGCGATGTCTTTGATCTTCTCGGACATCCGGAGGAGGTCTTCTCTGCGTTCGCGCGCCAACTTCTTCCTGAATTTCTTTAACTTTTTCCCGGATCCACAAAATACTTGAGCTCGTGCGATGGTAAACATGTTTCTTTCTTCTTATTAAACACATTGCATTTTTTTCCTAAGTAAATTTAACACCCATGTGGCTCGCGTTGTATTTTGTGTTTCTTTATTTCTCGTACATATTTCTTGGTCCGTACTGGTTCGGGAAACTTGTGACTGGACAAAAAATTGATCGAGCCACGGACGCCAAGGAAATCTTCAGGCGCGCGTCCTTCCTATCATATGTCGGCCTCCTCTTCGTGGCGTGGTTCGTGTACAAGCCTTCGCTGTCTTCTTTCACGAACGCCCTCTTGGTGACTTCGGCGGCCACAGCGGGGTACTACATGAAGTGGGGTCACGAAGAGTGGCCGATGCACATCGCGTTGAACGTCTTCGTCGTGTACAAAGGATTAGAATATTTGTCCAGGGAAACAATCATGACACTTTTGATGTTAGGCGCATACTTCGGATTGCAAGGAAAAATTTATAAACCTTAATTAATGAAGATCCACGTCATTGGTGCTGGCCCTACTGGGCTGGCAGTCGCGTGGGAACTCGCCGGTGACCACAACGTCACTGTCCACGACAAGAAACCTTCCGCCGGTGGGTCGTGGTGGGAACCAGAAAAAGGGCCAAGAGACCTGCATGCACACAGGATCGTGTTCGACCGCGCGTGGGTGAACACACGTTCGATGTTCGACGAAATGGGAATGAACTGGCACGACTACTTCGAACCGGTTCAATCGAAGATCTACACCATCCTTCTCAAAGCGTTTTCGTGGAAGGACTATTGGATCTTAGCCTCGACCGGTTTTCGGGTGTTAATGCTCCCCACCGCCTACGAAAACGTGACAGTCAAAGATGTGTTCGAAGGTTTGCTTTCGAGCGAGGGTGAGAAGGTGTTGAAGCACATCACACTCATCATGGATGGGGTCACGTGGGACGTGATGACGGCGTACGAGTTCGTCATGAGCTTCAACCAGGTGGCCTTCAGCACGCAGTGCACGCAGAAGGTGTCTGGCCGCGCCATGTGTGACGCGATGCAAAGTGCGGCCAGCGCACGAGGGGTCAACTTTCAATTCAATTCCGAACTCCTGGAGATTGATCACACCACTGGGCACATGAAGCTATCTGGTGATCGCGAAGTCAAAGACGCAGAATTGGTGATTCTTTGCTTGGACAACTCACCGGCCATGAAATTCTTAGGAACCAATTGGGGTGTGAACTCGGAGATGAAACTTCGTGAAAGCACCTACGGCGCCATCAACGTGTTGTTGGATTTCGAAGACGGTGCACCGGAGATTGAAGAAGACCTTTCGATTGCCATGCGCACACCATGGAAGCTCCAACCCAAAGTGTTAGCCGATGGGAAAACCATTTCGTGCGTGATATGCAATCTCACGGAAGATATTCTGACCGCTCCACCCGAGGTGTTAAAGAAGGAAGTCCTCCGGCAACTGCGTGTGGGGAAGAAACCCACGGGTGTGCGCATCGGGTGGGGTGCTTCGTGGTCAGATGATGAGAACAGGTGGTCGTTCACCCAGAGCTCGGGTGTGCTGAGCCGCCACGGCCAACTCCCATTCTTCGGGGCGAGCCAAAAGGTGGCCATGTGCGGAATGATGTCGCCCAGGCGCACGCCTTACTCTTCAATGGAAGCGGCCGTGGAGGTCGGGCGCGCGTTCTGCTCCGAACGGTTCGGCACACGAGCCCCGATGCGACCACTCACGGTGGTGCACATTTTTATTGCTCTACTTATAGGGATAGCCCTTCTGCTAATCACGCCACGAACATGATGATCAGGGCGAAAATTCATAAACCCATGTACGATCACAACGATAAGAAATACATTCAACTCGCGGTGCCTCCGAAATTTGCATCGCGAGTGGAACAAGTGCACGAAGCGAACTTTAGGAAACTTCACAACGGTGAAAAACAGAACCCACTCATGGGATGTGTGCTCACGGTGAAAGTGCCCTACAGGTACAGGCGTGTCATGTGTAAGGTGGTCGGATCCAGGCCTCTCCAGGCCTTGTGCGAAGGCGACGAAGTCTTGACTGAACTGGAATTCGCGGGTGCGTGGAATGTAGGGAACACCAGTGGCTTCAGCTGGAAGATAAAAAATGTTGACACACTGTAAGATGGTCCGGGTGAGAGAGAACAGCGCAAAAAAGGCTACGCGAAAAAGATTCGGCGAAATTTTCACAAGTCCACAAAACAACAGTGCGATGCAAAGCAACAAAAACAAGAACTTGAATGGCTTGAATGAGGTGATCAGCCCGGCCGTGGCCAAGAAGAACGTGAAGGATATCTTGAGTGCGTACTTTTCCGAGGATATCGCCAAGAAATCTGCGGACTTCGGGTACCAGATCTATAAGAAAGCGAGGGAAGACGAAGATATCAGAAGATGGGTCAAGATTACTACGTTACTTTGTTTGTTTTACATCGGCCAACCCTCGGGGTTGGTGGATAACTACTTGAATGACGTGGGTGCTATCAGGTACATCAGGCAAGCCGAACCAGTGCCCACGGCTTTCTGGCGCAGAATTCCTAAATTCTTGGGTTTATCCGTGCAACAGTATACGCCGTCGCAATTTGAAAACCTCGTGAGACGGTTCGGGCCCACGACGAGGCCTTTCGCGTTCGTGGTGAAAAGGGGTATCGTGACCGGTGATGAAGGATCGTCTATCGTCGCTTTACTCTTATCAATCCTGATGTACGTCTACTTTTTCACGCGCGACCCGAAATTAGTATGGTCCCTGTTTTCCATGGTCAGTGTGACGTTCTCAAAAGCAGCGGCGTGGTATGCGAAAGTAGAAACGTCCATGCGCGTTCAGGAGTTAAAGTTAAGGTGGGGTGCGATCGGCACAGTCTTGAAAACAGTTTTGGCAAGTTCCGCCGATGACCTCAATTCTCGTCTTCGGGCTCCTTAGGAAGTGCACCCGGCACCTCCACCTCGGTGAGGCCGTTGATGGCGAATTCACGGAACACACGGAGTGATCCTTCCAAACGGTGGATCTCTCTGGTCATCTCATCGATTTGATTTTCAATTTTCTTAATGTTATCGAGTACATTCACGATCATTGTGTCGTTGATTTAAAAATTACACACATCTTTAAATCAAGGTCATGCTTACTCGAACCGGATACTTCATCACCGAAGGTCCATTAAAGGAGATAAAAAAAGAACTCACCGTGCGGGCAGAGGTGAATTCTGATTATGGATTTCCTCCACCGGCTTTTAGGGTTTACAGAACAACTAAAAAAGGAGTGTGCGTTCCAAGATTCTACGGAAGTGCTCGACTTGGAGAACCCACCGGTGATAAGCGACCTGAACCCGCTCGAGCAAAGTTGGAATTTCACGGACAACTCCGAGATGCCACCCACCAGAATGAAGCGCTTGATCGAGCTCTGGAAGCGGGTTCGGGGGTCCTTTCACTCCCGTGTGGCTACGGCAAGACCACCGTCGCGTTGGCCATAGCGTGCAAGTTGGGCTACAGGACTATGATTGTGGTTCACAAAGAATTTTTAGCCAATCAGTGGCGAGAACGCATACAACAGTTCTGCCCAGGGGCTGTCATAGGCACGGTGCAGCAAAACAAAAAAGAAATCGAAGGTTGCGACTTTGTGATTGCCATGCTCCAGTCGCTGAGCATGAAGGAGTACGACTTCAACGATTTCGATAGCGTGGGAACTTTGATCGTGGATGAGGCCCATCACATATGCGCCAAGGTGTTCAGCCAGAGCTTGTTCAAGATGTGCCCCAAACATGTCTTCGGGTTGTCGGCCACACCCGAACGCAAGGACGGCCTCACCAAGGTGCTTCACTGGTTCATGGGCCCGACGTTCTTCGCCGTGGAAAGGAAAAACCAACAGCAGGTGGAAGTGTTCCCGGTGGTGTACGAGAGTGAGATGTTCAAGAACCCACCGCCGTGTTCGAGAAATGGAAAAATAAGTTTGGTGAACATGATCACCGAACTCGTGGAGAGCCGCGAGAGGAATGCGATGTTAGTCAAGCTCGTGAAAAAAGCTTCGGCGGGGACAAGGCAGTTGTTGGTTTTGAGTGATAGGCGCATGCACTGCGAAATGCTCCATCAGTGTTTTCCCGAAACTTCAGGGCTTTACATGGGTGGAATGAAGGAAAGTGAACTGCAAGCGTCGAGTGAAAAGAAAATCATCTTCGCCACATTCAGCCAAGCCCACGAGGGGTTAGACATCCCAAGCCTGGACACGGTGATTTTGTCCACACCGAAGTCAGACATAGTCCAGAGCATCGGGCGCGTGATGCGAGAGACCAAAGGTAAGCAGAACCATCCAGTAATCTACGACATCAGTGATCAGTGGTCCTTGCTCCCGGCCATGTACTACAAGAGGCTCAAGGTGTACAAACAGGGTGGTTTTAAAATTCACGGAAAGGTGAAAGACGACGACGCGCGTGACTTCCCTCAGGGAAAGTGTTTGATATTTTAATCTGCATTTGTAATAACAATGTCTGCCGGGGCTTTAGTTTCTTTAGTGTCCAAGGGTGCGCAAGACGTATTCATCATGAACAACGAAAGCGAAGACAGCCACTTCCGTGCCAAGTACACGCGAAGGACAAACTTTTCGCAGTTCCCTAAGCTCATCAAGACTATCGACGACAAACACGCCTCCATCGTGATCCCGTCTTTCGGGGACATCATCAACGCCGTGTGGTTCGAGGGCTACAACCTTCCAGACTTATTCTTCGGTTCCACCGTGGACTTGTACATCGGTGGGGTCAAGGTGGACAGTCACAAGTTCGACTACATCAGCGACGTGTGGCAGAACTACATGGCAGACACGTGGGTGAAGAGCCAAGAGATCAACAACAAGACATCCACGACCAACACGAACTTCCAACCCATGCACTTTTTTTTCTGCGATCACAAAGCCTTCCTCCCGTTGTGTGCCATCCACAGCCACGAAGTGGAGATACGGGTGAACTTCGACCTCACCAAGTTTAACGGCCGCACACAGGCCCAGAAGACGGTGCGATGCTACGGGAACTTTGTAGTCTTAGACACGGACGAGCGCAAACAATTCATGGAAAGAAAGATTGACTTGCTCATCACACAGTGCCAAAGCGTCGAGGCGCCGCTCACTGAACACGTCACTGATAATGAAATCCAAGAAGGTGGACGGAACGTGATCGACATCTCGTCCTTCAATCATCCAGTCAAGTCATTGTTCTTCGGGTACGTGGCAAACGAGAGCAACGAACAGGACGACAGGTTCACCTTCTCCTCGTGTGACATCATGTTGAACGGACAGCCACTGCTCGAGGACATGACACCCACCTATTTCCACACCGTGCAGAACTATTACAAATCAGACTACGGCGTGTGCAACTTCGTGCTCTCGAACAAAGTCCCACTTTACACGAGATACTTTGCCTATCACTTCTGCCTGAACGCATCGGATTACTTCCCAACCGGGTCGACAAACTTTTCCAGGTTGGATTCGGCACGCCTCGTGCTCAGGGGTGTGGAGAAAGGCCAGAACCGAGCATCAGACCAACACCTCACCGTGTACGCGGTCAACTACCAAATCCTGACCATACACCAGGGATTGGCCGGCATACGATTCGGATCGTAATTAAATTCCCTTAATAAAGTAGGATGCCGTTCGTTGGTTCGACCGCTAAATTCGACCAGTTGTTTCTGGCCAGGCTCGAACCACAGAATGTGGAGAACCGTCAGACGGAGGAAAACATTTTCACAGGTGACTTGGAAGCATCCAATGTGTTCACGTCGAACATTGGTATTTCCAACCTGTACCCTCCACACAACTTCGACTTGGGTACGAACCTGTGGATGAATGACGAGACGGACATCGTTTTGAGTGTGAAGAAGCAGACGCAGCTCGAGCGCCTGTTCGTAGAAAATCAGATTGGTGTGCGCACAAACAACCCACTTTTCGCTTTCCAAGTGGGTGACACCGTAGGGTCGCGGGTGTTCGTAGATAATGAGGGTGAAGATCTCTTAGTGGTCGAGGGGAACGTGAACTGCACAAACCTTGTCTCGAAGAGCATCCTCGTCGACGGGGACATCACCGTCGACGGGAACGTGTCGCTCAGTAAGATTACAATCGACGAAGGAATTGAGTTCGGTTCGAACATTGCCATCAACGACGTCGGTGACCCGGTTTTACAAATCACAGGAAACACCTTGACCGTGGGCACGGCAAACATCATAGGCGACTTGGTGGTGACAGGAAACGCCCTCGTCACGGACAGGGCCACGTACGCCCAATTGATAAACTTGTCCGTGTCCAACGCCATCATCATCGTCGGCGACGGGAATGACGGCACCTTCGACACATCCATCGTGTTCCACCAAGATCCATCCAACGTGTTCATCGGGTACATGCCCAACGACGAAGAAATCAGGATGGGGCGCACCGATTCCGGCCCGGCCGACGATAACATCACAATCCTGAATGAAGACGTCAACGTGCACGTCCAGGGAAAACTCTACACGTCCAATGGGATTGGCGCGTCCAACTTGAACCCCATTCACGACTTGGACGTCGGGGCCAACCTGTACGTGGAAGACACCGGCTCGAATGTGCTCCACGTGTCTGGAAATACATATATAGAAAATCTCAACCTCGGCAACAGGTTGCGGCTCGGTAGCAACGTCGTGGTGGACGATCAGGCAAGTAACGTGTTCCAAGTCACAGGGAACGCCGCCTTCAACGTGTTGTTCGCCACCGAACGTGTGGGGATCGCCAACACCAACCCCATCCACACATTGTGCATCGGCTCGAACATTCACGCGCACGACACAGGCGATAACGCCTTCGTCGTCCACGGGCGCACGGTGAGTGATTACTTCATCGGACAGAGTAACATCGGGGTGAAAACGGCAGCCCCGCAGGAGGCGCTCCACGTGGATGGGAACATTCGCCTCGGTGGCCCACGCACGGTGGACGCCAACTCTGAGAAATTCATTAAATCCACGGGGAAGATCGTGGTGCACGCCGACGACTACGGAACCGATAACACCTTCAACTCACTTTTATTGAAATCAGGTGCGGTGACGGCCAACGTGAGCTCCATCGAAGTGTCCGCCGGGGCCACGAGCGAGGCTACACAGTTTGTGAAGTTCACCACGAAAAATACCCAGAGAGGGGTGATCGATAGCCAAGGGCGGTGGGGGATTGGGAATGTGAGTCCGTACGCCACACTCACCGTAGGTGGGGGCGCCCTCGTGACTGGCTCGAACACCTTAGCCTTCGGTAACGTCTGGGGCACGTCCCAGACGGGGACCCGGATGTACATGGACCCAGTGGTGGGCCAAGGCTTCATCCAGAGCCGCGTTGCCGCGAACAAAGGCATGAATTTCAACGTCACCTCGGGTAGCTCAGTCGGGAACACAAAGTTGAGCATTTTGGAAAGTAACAAGGTTGGGATCAACACGGCCACACCCGAACCCGTGGGTCTTCAAGTGTACGGGAACGTCTTCGTGAACCAGCAGGTCACGGCGAACAACAACTACAATCACGAACTTGCGGCGATGACGGTGACCCACCAAATCCCTGTCCAGTCCACGAGCGACATTCGAGGTGTTTTGAACCTGTGTCGCCAAGGCACAGTTGGGCAGTCCACACAGGGCGCGAGGGCGACACTCGCGTTGGGGAAGTACGCCATCTCCTCGGGGACTTCCAAGACGAGATTGGACTTCAACCTCGCTGAGAACGACTACGCGGTCGCGCAGCAAGTCATGACCGTGCGAAGCGACGGTAAGGTCGGGATCGGCACACACCTCGGAGCAGCCACGGATGACGCGGCCAAGCTCACAGTGTGGACCTCGGGTGGAGCCAATCCAAGGAATAACGGGGTGTGGGTGTACAACTCTAACGACGCAGCGAACCAAGACGCCATCGTGTGTTGCGAGGTGAATGACGCCGGTGGAAATGCCTTTTCGTCGTACAAAGTCACCACAGGCCAGTACGATGGGTGGGCCGTGGGTGTCGAGGGGGAGACACAAAAATTTAAAATTTCCTCAAACGCCGCCGCCATCCAAAGGGAAACCCGCCTCACCATAGATAACTTGGGAACGGTGGGGATCAACACAGACACACCAGAAAGTGCATACAAACTCCACGTCGACGGGGACGTCAAGATTGGAAACTTCTTAGCCTTCAAGGGTGTGCAGTACGACCAAGACAACTTCGTCCACTCCTTCATCGAGGAACGGCAGTACGACGTGTCTGGGCGTTCGGAAATTTTAATGTTCAAAGGGAACGATTCCGCAGCCACCGGTGATGGCCCGGATCAAATCAGGCACATCGCTGGCCAACACGTGTTCCAGGTGTACAACAGCACGTCCGAGATTGATCAAGACATCATCGATGGCATGAAGGATAACGAAAACAACATCACCGCAATCGGTGGGGACACCATTTTCCAGACCACACCCGCGGCTTTGATCACGCGGAACAGAAGATTACTCCTGAACGAAAACCAATCCAAAGAAGCCGACATTGGGAACGACGTCCGACTTTATGTGAACGGGGACATTCGCATCCCGTACGGCTCACTCATGGATTTCTCGAACTGCACCATCACTTCCACGGCCACGGGTAAAAACTTTTTCGATTGCCAAGAAGAAAGCGACTTATCCTTCCGTTTCGGCCCAGATGGGAACAACGAAAAAGTGCGCTTCACGAATGACGGGAACGTGTGCGTAGGAACAACCACGGCCACGACGTTGGTAAACTTTTACGACGAAGCAGACACGGACGTGGACGTGCTCACAGTGGAATCACCCGCGGAGTCCACGGCGAACAAGTACGCCGGCATAAGGGTTCTGAACGACCCAGGTTTCGGTGGCTATCTTCGCGCGAAAAAGAGATCCAGCCCTAATGCGAACACCTTCACCTTAGGGGTGTTGTCGAACGACACGTCGGTGGACGTCATGCACTTCAACGCCGATAGTAACGTCGGCGTGGGTGTGTCCAACCCTCAGACCAAGTTCCACGTGTACGACGGCACCGCCCGCGTGCAGCACTCCACGGCCAATGCTGTGGTAGAATTCAAAACTTCCCACGGGACGTCGAATATTTACGCCGATCGCAGCGGCCACTTGCACATCGCCCCGTCGTCGGGGTCGAACGTCTACTTGGAAGGTGACCTCCAGGTGTCTTCGAACATTAGTTTCGGTGGGCGGATCGAGTTAGGGACGGCCGTCGGCGTCGGCATCGCCGAACCAAGCACCACCCTCCACGTGAATGGGGGGATGATCACCAACTCAGATAACGTGGCATGTAAAAGGTACAGCTCCACTTTTTTCGTGGACGTGGGTCAAGGGAAAAACATCAAGTTGGAGTTCGGGAACGACGCCTTCTACGCTAAAGTGAAGGCCATCCTACGGGACGCGAAGAGTGGGGGTGAGAACAACATAAGCACCATGGTCCTCGAAGTCCAAGGTGGGAGCTCGAATGGGGTGCAGTCCAGCGTGCCCATCGCCGTGGGCACGAAGAACGTGTTCGGTGGCGCAAACCCTAACCCGTGGAGCCCCATCGTGCGCACGACATCTAATCAAGTTGAAATAACTCCATATAACACTACAAACACTAACAAATACTACTACGACATATACGTGAAGGTAATTTCTGCAAAGAATGGCAGGCTTTCCCGTATTTTAGCGAATACTTCCCAAAAGGCGACCTATACTTACTAATCACGTAGTCGAAACACTCGCTGCTACCAATCTTCTTTGAAAACTCATGCGCGCACGTGAGAGCGTCTTCCGTGACGTCGCCCCCACGTTCGACGAGGTAACGCAGGCAATTCATCTTCCCGAAACGCGCGGCGTACGTCACGGCCTCGTGATTGAAAGGACACCCGTGTTCGATAGCATAGCGTAAACTATCGAATTCACCCGTGGCGGCGGCATACTTCGTTAGGGTTTCATCCCAAGGACACCCCCTTTTATGTAAAAACTTGAGTTCACGCAAGTCCCCCTTCATAGCGCACTGCATCGTGGTCGACGGGTGCGCTATGAAGCCGAAAGGCGTGTTCTTACCATGGAGCTGACCCTTGGCGAGGAGACAGTCGAGTTCGAGGCGGAGTTCGCGGCGGTAGTTCATGTGTCAAAAAGTGACGTCACTTTTTCATCGCGTCCGTGATCGCCAAGATGATGACACCCATGATAAAAAATAATACTAAATAGTTACATTCACTGTCTTCCAACGTGATTGGCTGTTGGTCCACGACTTTTTGCGCCTGTGAGGCGGCGCTCGCGGTGGTAGCGGCGGCGACCGGGCGCGGAGGTTCGTCTTCCTCCAAGGGGCACAATGCCAGAGGTTGCATCTATAGTAATACTCAGAGATTAATTTCTTTTCTCTTGCGACCCCGCTTCTTGGGTGCCGCTGGAACAGACACCTCCTTGACTTCCTCTGATCCACCACCATCCGCGTCCCCACCTCCATCAGACACGATGTCCGACACGTCATCCGCGAATTCCTCGGGAGCAGTCTGTTCGGGTTCTTCCTGTCTGGTGTTCATCGGCATCGGAGGCATCATGATACCATTCATGAGAGTGCTGATGTCCACACCAGGGCCCTGCATTTCGTAGGAACCGTCGGCACTCGTGCCACCACCAGCCTGGGCGGCGTTGTTCGCAGCCGTGTTCTGCACCGCAGCCATCATGTTCTTCACCAAGTCGGGGTTTTGCTTCACCACCTGACCGATGTCTGGGATAGCCGCCTTGAACATGCTGTTCGTGAGGTGATACATCATGGCCGAACCGGAAAGCATCAAGATCAACTTCAGCTCCGGGGCAACCTTCATCGAAGAACGGTACTTCACGATGAGTTCCTCGAACACGCTGTCGTAATCTTCCAAATTTTCGTGCACACTGTTCGACCAACCCTCGAGTTGTAACTCAAAGGGGTTAAAACGTGTGTTCAAAAATTCCAAACCCGTGGTGCAAGCAACCAAGACCTTTCGAGCAAACTTAACGCCCTGCTCGACCTCGATGCTGTACGTCACGCGCTTGATCTCCGCGCGAACGTCCTCGATCGGGGAGTACGCGTTGAGCTTGCGGTTCACGGCGTGGCCCTTCTTCGAAAGGCGCTCGAGCTTGTTCAACAAGTCAAGGCGCTCCTCTTCCACGGACGTGTAACCCCGCGAAGGCTGTTCCTGCGGTAAACCAGCACCGCCGTCGTCGTCTCCGTAGTCGTCGTCGCCATATAAATCTTCCATAGGCGGCTCGTCGTAGTCATCGAAGTTCGTAGGCATCACAGGTGGTGGCTTGGGCGCACTCTGCTTCGTTGGGTTCATAAAGGCGTCGATTTCTTCCTGGTGGAGGTCCTCGCCACGAGGCGGGGGTGCCGAAGGCTTCCTAGGCATAGGCTTCGGGCGCGAAGTGCTGATTTCAATTTCGTCCATCATCGCCTGCTCATCGGCACTCAATTTCATCACATTGGCTGAAGATCGGTCGATTACGATTTCGGTCATCTACTCTCTATGTTGAAATTAAGGGGCTACGCTTTAACGCACTTTTTTTTTCTTCACAAAAAGTATAAAATGCTTAACCTGAACAAGACGAACCGAAACATGATCGCCGCGATCGCCATCTTGCTCGCCCTCATCTTCGCCATGGGTGCCTTCAAAAGCCGATACCAGGAGGTGACTTTGGCCGAACCCGGCCCGGAAGGATCCATCCTCGACCTCCCGAAGAAGTCCGAGTGCGTCGCAGGCTCGCGCAACGAAGGTGAAAGCACGTACTCCGTGCCCACCCCAGGTGGTCTCTGCGGCGCCGAAGAATTCGTGCGCAAGTCTGCGGGTTATAAATTAATCTAAGCTTACTTTAAACCATGGCTCAGATCACGGCCAACGCCACGATCCCTGATCTCGATTACGAGTACCACACCATCACGTTGGACAGCATCGGCCAGGCAAGCGCCAACACGTTCACGGCTTACCTCACGCAGCCGCTGAAAAACGTCGTGCAGGCCAGGCTCCTCGGGGCGCACATCCACACCAGCGCGGCGACCGAACACTGCTACGTGTCCATCGAAGAACTCAACTCTAATTTTAACGATCGCGCCTCCAACGTGTACGGGGGGCAGGCGTCCATCACCGCCGTGCGATCGTCCTTCGCCTCAATCATCACCGACGCCGGGACACACTCATCCGGGGACACCCTCGTGAAGTTCAAGGATGAATATCCCATTGTCGCCCAATACATCGATCCGATCAAGCGCGTCGAGAGGTTCACGGTGAAAATCATGGACCAAGAAGGTCAAACCATCAAGAACGCGAGCGTCAGCGGGGACAACTTTTTGGTTTTGCGTTTTGTCTGCAGAAAAGGTAATTTGTAATTTTCTCGAGGTATTATAGTAAAACATGTCGTACCAGCTTTTCACGGCCCTGGGCGCCCAAGACGAATGGATCTCGGGCGGCGAACCAAATAGTTCTTTTTTTTCCGCAGTGTACAAGCGACACACTCCGTTTTCGCAGTGTGTCGAAAAACAAAAAATTTACGGCAAACCCGTCGAAGACGGGCTGTCCAGGATCGTTCTCGAAAGGCACGGGGATTTGGTGGGATACACCTACTTCGCCGTGGAACAAGGCGGGGCCTCGGTCACGGTGAACGACTGGACCAGGCTCATCAAGGAAGTCTCCATCGTCATCGGTGGACAGAAGATTGACACCATGACCTCCGACTTCACCGAACGCATCGCCGTGGACATGTTTGCAAGAAACGTAAGCAAAAGCTCGAACGGCCCACACGGGGGTGGGGTCTCCATGTTCTACCCTCTCAGGTTCTGGTGGAATGAAAACGTGAAGAATGCGCTCCCACTGTGTGCGATGAAGTATTCCGACGCCGAACTCCACGTGCGGTGGGGGCCGGACGCCGACCAATACACGTGGTCGTGCTTCTCCAATTACTACTACTTGTCCGATCAAGAACGCGAACAGTTGGCCAATAACGAACTCAACATGCTCATCACCCAAACCCAAAAAAACATCGGTGGGAACGAACGCGTCCAAGAACTCACTTTCTCACATCCGGTCAAGTTCATCGCGTCGAGCAACACCGCATCCACGTCCGCACTGCGTTCACTCAATAATAGAATCAAAATCGCCATCAACGGCACAGATCTCAACGGCGGGTTCAGGCATGGGCGGCCACACTTCATGGAAGCCGCACACTACTTTCACACGGAAAACGTCACCTCACCAGATGTTTTCATGTACAGCTTTTGTAACAACACCAGCGACGAGAACCCGTGCGGTTCCTTGAACTGTAGCCGCATTTCCTCATTCAGAATTTAC